TATGTGGTAATAATGGATAGTGTTTATTCAACAGGGTTAATCGTTTTAATACTTTTTCCCATCGGTCCACATCACCATCAGGACGAGATAATTCTTTGTACATGTTCATTCTTAAAAAATTTGCAGGAGAATATAATATTCCTCCTACACGAATTGCTTCTTTTTTTAAGCAGAGAAATAATTCTTTTGTAATATATGTAATGTCCGCGATGGGAATAAAATTAACAAATACTTTATATGTTCCATAATGTTGTCCTGCTTTACCTTCGACTTCGATATATCCATTTGCAAAAAAGATGTCGCATAATTCTTTTGCATGAATTAACGCAGTATCTGAAAAAAAATCGTAATCTGGAATCTCTGCATCCTTATCGTAAAATTGGTCTTGTTTTGGTAAAATATTATTTATTGCAGTACCACCATAACAAATTAATTTTTTATCTCGAATAAATGTTTCTACTATTACAATCATTTTCTTAATATCTTCTGAATTTACAGATTTTGACCCAATTTTTTTAACTGCTTTATCCACTGCAGTTCTTAATATTGCTAATTCACAATCCTGAAATGTTAAATTTTTACATATGTTTTTTTTATTTTTCATATATTTTATATATATTTTATATTTTTGACGTCTAAGTATTGTATTATTGAGGAGTATTCAATTTCTTTAATTTATCGGTTAGTTTTGTGGTGAATTTATTATCCCCTGGTTTTCTAGAAGGACCAGATAAATTACTATCAGGTTTAAATGGGTCTTTATCTGCAGGACCAAATTGTTTACCCAGAGGACCATTACCCAGAGGACCAAATTGTTTACCCAGAGGACCAACAAGACTTTTGTTTTTATTTTTTTTTTTAACACTATCTTTATTTATGTTGCTTTGGTCTTGGTCTGATTGTTGTGGTTGATTTTTATTCTCATCCGCAACATATAATACAGTTGAATACTTGGGAGGGGGTACTAATGTTGGTTCTACTATAATTGTTGTAACTGGTGCTGCGGTTCCTAAAAAAATAGGGTCTTTCAGCACAAATGCTGCATTATTAAAAAATGTATTATTTAAACTTAAATTTTGGTCCTGAAATTGATACATTAGTGCAAACATATTGCATCCAGTATCTTTAAAAAATGTAATGTCTGGATTGACTTGACTAGTTTCTTTATCAGGTATGCAAATCGTCATGAACTGTTTATTAAAATTAATTAAATCTACGTGTTGGTTGGAATCGCCATTTTTGATATCTGAAAAGGTTTGCATACGCATATTCCCTGAACCGCTTGTCATGTTGACATATTCCATCAATGCATCACAAGTAGAATACGTTTTACTGTAGTCATTCACAAGAATGGATATTTTTCCCATTAATGCTTGTATAGAAACACTTCCCAAATTCACATTGTTGTATTGTTTATCAATGAAATAGGACTGATATTTCGATAAAGTCGCTGCTAAACTATCGTACATTTTAATGTTTTCGCTTTTAAACCTTAAATGAATAATAATCGGGTCGCCTGAATTATTTACAAACAAATTGTTGAATGCATTTCGTGTAATAAAAAGCAATGCTTCTTCGAAATCAATATAATTAAACGTTTCTTTAGCACTGAAATTATTTGTCGTAGATGTGGCGATAACCGGTTTATTATCAATCGAAAATATTTCGAAATCAAGTCCACGCACACCTTGACGTAAGACATTTTTTAAAGCACATATACCGACATAGTCGTTTTTATAGGATCCTAAACTACAACAATTATATGCAGATTTAATATAATAATTATTTAATGCATTGTTATTTGGAACCACCGTTGTCATGGCGGTATTTTTATTCGGATTTAATGCATCTATCATTGAGCATTTATTGTCTTTTAAATTAATCATGTAATATACATAGATCCCAAACATGATAATAATTACAGAAGTAACAAACGTAATCATAAAAATAGCGGCATTATCATCCATTTTATTCAACATATCGGTAATGTTTAAAGGAAAAGATGGTTCTGTTGACGTTGACATATAATATAATTGGAAATAATAAAATAGAATAAAAACAATAACAATAACAAAATTAAAATAGTTAAATAATATTTAATATATACATATATGCCTGGCGGACTGATGAATTTAGTATCATATGGACAACAAAATGTTATTCTAAATGGTAATCCTTCTAAAACATTTTTTAAATCAAGTTATGCTCAATATACTAATTTTGGATTTCAGAAATTTAGAGTAGATTTTGAAGGTTTGCGAACATTAAGGTTAACCGAAGAATCCACCTTTATTTTTAAAATACCTAGATATGCGGATTTATTAATGGACACGTATATTTCATTTGAACTTCCCCATATTTGGAGTCCAATTTATTATGACTCGGTTAACGATTTATATATTCCGTATGGATTTAAATGGATTGATAATATTGGTGCTAAAATGATTAATAAAATATCTATTACGTGCGGAAATCAAACACTTCAGGAATTTTCCGGCGATTATTTATTAGCGGCGGTCCAAAGAGACTATCCTACTGAAAAAATGGAATTATTCAATAAAATGATTGGGAATATAAGTGAAATTAACGACCCGGCGAATAGTGGTGTGCGTACAAGTATGTATCCTAATGCGCAATATACGGAGAATCCGGCGGGAGCAGAACCATCTATTCGAGGAAGAACCTTGTATATTCCTTTAAATTCATGGTTTATGCTAAAAAGTCAAATGGCGTTTCCTTTGACATCGTTGCAATATAATGAATTGCACATTACAATTACTTTCAAACCAATTAATGAATTATTCAGAATTATTGATGTCAAAGATTCCGCGAATGGGTATCCATATGTAGCACCCAATTTTAATAACACGTATATGCAATTTCATCGTTTTTTACAAACGCCGCCCAGCGAACTTATCGACGATTCCACTGAATATTTAGACACTAGAACTTTATGGAACACTGATATTCATTTGAATTGTACATATTGTTTTCTATCGACGGATGAGGCGAGACTATTTGCGCTTCAAGAACAAAAATATTTATTTAGACAGGTGAACGAAAAAAAGTTTTTCAATGTTACCGGCACCAATAAAGTGGACTTGAAATCATTAGGTATGGTATCTAGTAATTTATTTTATTTTCAGAGAAGTGATGTCAACCTAAGAAACGAATGGAGTAATTATACGAATTGGGATTATAATTATATGCCCTTTGATGTTAGTTTAATAGACCCAAGTTCAAATTTATATTATTCTGGAGATTATTCTGTGGAAAATGAAAAAAACATATTATCTAGTATGGCGATTTTACTAGACGGTTCTTATCGTGAGAATAGTCAACCTGTAGGAGTATACAATTTAATCGAAAAATATGTTAGAACTCAGGGGAATGCACCAGATGGATTATATTGTTATAATTTTTGTATGACTACAACTCCATATGATATTCAACCATCGGGTGCGATTAATATGAATCGTTTTAATCAAGTAGAATTAGAGTTCACCACAATTCAACCGCCATTAGATACCAACGTACAAACCACTACGTTTTGTGATGAAAACGGAACCGTAATTGGTATTAACAAACCAAATTGGCGTATTTATACGTATAATTATGATTTGTATGTATTTGAAGAACGATTAAATATAATTACGTTTGTTGGAGGAAACTGCGGTTTAATGTATGCAACTTAGTAAATTAGTTATTTAAGGAAGTTCATATGATGATTATTTTATATTCATTTATTATAAGATATGAAAAAAAAGAGTGCTATTAATTGGGTTGATATTGGAAAAAAATTATCATCTAATATGTTTTGGTTATCTGGTGGGATTCTTATTATAAGTTCAATTACATTGTACACAACTTTATTAGCAGAAACAAAGATGCTTAGTTTCACAACAAAAACGGGTGAAATAAAAAATATCGTTCAAACCCACAATGTGAGAGACTATGGGTCCGGGTTTTTGCCCAAATATCAGGGTTCTGACAAAACGCCGGTCGAATTTAATCAAGGCGACGTGGTTGACGCGCTGACAAACAATACCTTCATGAATCTATTGAATGAATCAAAATTCTCACTGATTCATTTTTTAAAATTGGTGTTGACCAGTATGATTAGCAATAATTGGACAATGATAACCTCAATATTTGGTTTAGCGTATAAATTACCAGAGAGTTTGGTTATGATTGCATCTATGTACGTTACTCCATTCGTATGGTTCATCATGTTTTTTATAAATATATTTATGGCGTTTATATACCACATAATTCATTTCAAACAATTTTTTACGACATATGATGTAGATTCCAACCCACCAACATTCACACAAACATTCAGTTCGTTTACAAATTGGTTTATATATTTTATATACGTTATTTTCCTTCTATTTCCGATGGTTGTTATTGGATTACCGATAATAAGTATGACGTATTCAATACTCGCTCCGTTATTAATTCCATGTGAAACCCAACATAATAATAAATCTTACGATTTTTCTAAATTTGTGTATGATTTTATTGTCTACAAACGTCAAGTCATAATGCTCCTCATTTCATTTACGTTATTAAATACGATTTACACAAACATTGGTACGACCGAAGCGATCAGTTGTTTGTTAGCGATTCTATTTTTGATGACATTTACAAAACTGTATTCCCCATATATTCCGGATTCTAAATCAAAATAATAAAATAACAAAATCGCAATAATACACGCACAATAAAACAATATAAATAAAATGTACTTTTATTTATATGAACAACAACACAAATAATAAAAAAAATAAAAATAAAAATCGGTTACCATTTGTTAGTATTTGTACCCCGACATTTAACCGAAGACCATTTATTCCTTACATGATAAAATGTTTTGAACATCAAACATACCCGAATGAGAAAATGGAATGGATTATTATTGATGATGGAACCGATAAAATCGAAGATCTTGTAAAACATATTCCAAATGTGAAATATTTCAAGTATGACAGCAAAATGACGTTGGGTAAAAAGCGAAACACGATGCATAACAAATCTTCTGGCGAAATTATAATATATATGGACGATGACGACTATTACCCACCTGAACGAGTTTCCCATGCGGTTGAAACATTAATGGCGAATCCAAAAGCGTTGTGTGCGGGAACAAGTGAAATGCATATTTATTTTAAACATATTCAAAAATTATATCAGTTTGGACCGTATGGACCAAATCATTCTACCGCCGCTACATTTGCATTTCGTCGCGAACTATTGAGTCAGACTAAATATGATGATACTGCGTGTTTAGCAGAGGAAAAAGCGTTTTTAAAAAATTATACGATTCCATTTGTGCAATTAGAACCTACAAAATCAATTTTGGTTATTTCGCACAATCATAATTCATTCGATAAAAAACATATTTTAAATGAACCGAATAAATACATTAATGAATCAACCAAAACGGTATCGGATTTCATGAAGGAACCCGATTTGATTAAGTTTTATATGGAAGAGGTTGATAATTTGTTAGATTCGTATGAACCAGGTCTGCCTGTGCATAAACAAGACGTGTTGCTTCAAACTGAACAAATTAAAAAACAGCGCGAGAAATTGATTGAAGACCATCAAAAAACAGTTTTTTTTAAAATGGAGTGTGAAATGAAAGAAAAGATGAAGGAATACGCCGATAATTTAAAACAATATTACGAGAAACTGTTGAATGATAAAACAATTTTGGTAAGTGAAGTATTACGACGCAACAAGGATTTGATTTTAAAAAATGAAGAATTGAATAATAAAATAGCAGAGTATGAATCGAGCGAGACTTGTAAAAATATAAAAATATAAAATATATTTATTCTAACAATATTTATCTAACAAATTATTATTTACAAAATATAAATATAAATAATAATCAATAATCACTTAGAAAGATACCGTTAAAAATATAAAATGTATGAATCTGACATGTTTACATCAACGGATCAAGTATATAATGAAAAGACTGCACTAAATGATTTTAAACGCAACAATGTTGCCTCCATGTTTCATACCGTAACTCGCCGTTTTAATAACGAATGGAAGGGCAAGTTTTATAATAATATTAAAATTTCTTATTATGGTACAAATACTACCAGCGGTTCAAGAATTCGTCATGCGATTACCGGCGAAGTAACTCAATTTATCGTGGGTAGAAAGAAGGATGAGAGTAATTTTTTTAAAGTTGTCGTGGGTAGCGGGCAACATTCCAATGGACCAGTTCATTTGTTTTATAATTCGCCGGAAGAGTATGAAAATCATCAATTTGTAGTGTTAGAACAAGATATCAAAGAGAGGTGGTTTAATAATATTACCAATTAAGTAGTCTAACGCCTCATAAGTTTCTTTTTTAAAGAACCGATTGATGATTTGGATACAGAAATTATATCAATATTTGATTTTTTCATTTTGACAATATAGATGCATATTATCAAAAACACCAACAAATATAAAAGCGTATGCGGTTCATTTATAAAAATCGATGACAATTCAAGCGTTTTAACACCTTTTGAACAAATAATATTAATGTTTTGGTCATCGTTCATCGTTATATTTTCATAATTCATGCGCGGTCCAGGTTCATACGTAACGTAATTTCCTTTTCTCTCTTCCGGTTTTAAATCCGATAATAATAATAATCTGTATTGTAAATGTTTATATACTAAATAATAATGTAAAAATGAAACTACATCCATAACAGTTTGAAATCTAGACAAGTTATACATAAATGAACCAAATATATTTGAAAAAATAGAATTTTTAGTTAATACCGTGCGTAATTTATCTACGTTAGTATCAAATACTTCTTTATTAGGAAACACGTCAAATACTTGCAGTATTCTTCGATTCGGATTATCATGATAATTTATTCCGTGGTGGTGTAATCCAGAATAAAAAATAAGTATATCTCCTCGTTTCAAATCGACCTGAATCCTTTTATTGTATGATTCTATCCATGATAAATTTGTTCTTTTATGTGAACCGGGTACTAATTCCATCTGCGAATCATCTAAATAACACAAACATGTGTAAGATGGAATATAATCTACTTTATCATTGAAATTATACGTGTCACTATGAATTAAAGACGCATCCGTTGAATTTTTTTTATCACTGTATCGAAATTTACAATAAGTTGGGTTTGTTATAAAAGTCGTATTTTTAATAATTGAACGCATAAAATAATTGTCAATAAAGTCTTTTACGATTTTGTAATTTATTTTATTATCGCTGGTTGAACACGTTAACAAAAATTCGATTTCATCATTCGATAATTTGTTACGAAGTAGTAAATATCCATCATCCTGATTCATGTTTGACATATTATATATAGAATAGACAATAAATATTATACATAAAATAATGCAACTAACTACATATCATCACTCATGGAATCATCGCATGATTCGTCTATATTATCCGAGTGTTCATTCGTATATTTTTCTAAATATCTATAAATTCTATTAATATCTAGTTTAGTTATTTCATAATTTTCCAACAAACTAACAATTTCATTGTCGTCGTATTTATTTTTTAAATGCAAGAAAAAAGAAAAAATGTCTTTTTTATCCATACCTAATTGAAGACATAAATTTTGAATAAAAATTGTATTGTTATATTCCGTGGAGTATTTTGTTAGAACTTTGGTGAATCGGACTTCAGATGGATTATATTTTTGTTTCTTGTTAAATGTGTCATGATACAATTGATTATTGTAAAACGTTTTAATTAATGAACTCATCTCATTAAATAACCATATCTGTTTTTGAAATGTAATCCGATCAATATAATCCGCAAAACATATATTATTCAATACTTTTAGATAAAATGGAATAGAATCCGCTTTTTTCATTTTGCCCAATACGTCAATTATATTTTCATGCCATAATAATCCAATGATTGTTCGGTCTGTTTCATTCATTATGCTTAAATGTTCATTCATTTCATAAGGCGAATTTATCATTTTTTGAACTATTTTTCGAGTATCGTCATTATACGATTTCATTTGAAAAATGTTTTGAATAATATTGTTATTCAATACAGATTCCTTGTTTTTGTATATTTCATATACTGTATTTATCTTTCTTAAATCGCCTTGAATAAAATTAATAATATTTGTTTTCAACGGTTCATTTAAAGTCGGAATCAGTTTACCGATTATATTTGTTATTTGCGCAGGTGTAGGCGTTTTCAGTTCAATCACATTACACACTTTCATCAATTCTTTTATTTTTTTGTCAATATGATAATTGCCGATACAAATAATTGGGTTCAGCGTGATTTCTTCTAATTTCTGTTTTTTCGTTTTTTTAGGACGAATTAATTTGATTAATGTATTGATTCCTCCTTTATCGCCATTATTCATTCCATCAATTTCATCCATGATAATGACAATCTTTTTCGGTTTTTTATGGAATAAACTCATGATATTAGTATCTGACATATTGTGCTTAGTAATCGTATCAATAATTGATTTGTTTCTGATGTCCCCTGCATCGTATTTTATAATATCATAATTTAATTCTTTTAAAATATTAATAATAAATGAACTTTTACCTATCCCTGGATTACCGTAAATATAAAAACCTTTTTTAGTGAGGAGATCATGTTTATTTTCTTCGAAATGTTTAAGAATATTTTTTATTCTTAATGATTCTTCTTCTCTATTTAATAAATTATTAATATTTAAAGTATCCATTTAATACTTTAAATATTATTCTTTTATATTAGTTTTGTTGAAGTTGTTCAAGAATTTATCTAACATCCAGGCGGTTTTTCTCCGCTATCTAATGTGATGCCGTCCCACACAACATTATTTGATGTCGCCCAAGAATATAAAGTACATTTGTTATAATTTGATAAATCAATACCAGTAGTTCCCGTTTTACCAGCATTTATTCCACTATTTGGAGGAGTACACATATTTCCTGAAATATCCCAATAATCGGGACATTTTCCTACAACTGGCGGCCACGGTTGACTTCGTTGATTTCGATTCATGAGATATCCAATAACTATTAATGTCATGATCAATATTACTGTCGCCGCAATTAATACAATTATTTGAAAGTTGAGTTCCATTTATATATTTTATGTATATATTTTTTTTATAAATCTATTATAATGAAAACCTCAAATGGAAGAATTAATTTAACTCCGTCTTCACCAAATACAAAAAAATTATTTGAAATGTATGATAAAATTCCTGCAAACCAATGTGCGACGTTTAGGGAATCAACTAACGGCATTTGGACAGACACGCCGTTATCAACCGCATTTTTTTCTGTAAAAAATATGCAAATTATTCAAAATGGAATACGAGCAGGAGTTTATCATAAATCGAATGGCGCATACATAATTTCGCCTCAAGATTGCAATTCACTAAAAATAATTATGCGCAGCATGTTTTTACAAAATTCCGCAAACCAAAGTACAAATATCGCTCACCAAATCAGTGAACTTAATAAAGTAATATTAGATTATTGCATTGAAAAAGTGTATGTGGAGGCTCAAAGCTATATGAATTATTTGCGCGACATAACAACAACACCTGAATTACTTAGTCCTCCTAAAATGGATTATACCGAAAATAGAAGAACTCATAAAATGGGACCGTGGTTCTAAACAATAAATATATTTTTACACATCATAAAACAACTGAATTGATTCAATTGTTTTGTTTTCTGTAAAAGTATTTGTACACCTTTTTTATAAAAAAGAATGTAGAATAAAACCAATTAATATATATATTAATTATGAATATGGACTTCGGTGTATTTACATTTATTATTCAAGAAACTATTTTCAACAGTGTGAAAAAATATATGAATTATGAATTGGAACCTGATGAAAATTCTCAGTTATTATTTACATATGATAATGAAGTCGACGTGGTAAAAGAGTTTGATATGAAAACTAATCCCAAAATGAAAAAAACATTGTCGAAAAACGTTTTTCCACCATCATTTCAGTTCCAAACCAAAAAAGGGTTGACATTATTTTTCGAAGATGTACCAGCATTTTCACAAGAGCGTGGTATATATACGTTAAAATCATTAAACCAGATTTTTCACAAACATAGTAATTGGACGAATTATAAATCGTCAACTTATAATTGTGTGTATTACATTCTTGAACCGACTAAAGAAAACGTGTTTTCAATATTGAAAATAAGTTCCAATCGGTATTTATTTGCTTATCAACCAAAATATCTCGATAAAACCGAAGTGGAGCAAATTGTTTTTGAATTATTTATGTTTTGAAAAAAATATATTTTAAATAACAAACAAACAATCTATAATCAATAATTTACAAATAAACTTTTTATAGTGCCCTTTTTTTAGTGCTTTTTTTAGCAACAACTACGTGGTCCATATTTGTTCTCATGCGCTCGTCCTTATATTTTAAATATTCTTCTTCTAGAACGGACAATTCATGCAACCACATGTCTTGAATACTTGTCGATTCTATAATGTGTAATTCGTTCTCTTTATCTGCCCGCTCCTTGTTAATTTTATCCACATTTTCTTCGGTAACCGAATCCATAGTCATTTTTACCAAATATCTGAACTCTTCATCATCGTCAATTTTATTGTATCCTTTTTGAATCAACATCTCTGTCACCTGTTCCTTCTTTTTCTTCCTCAAATCAATCGTATCGTTCAATATTTCTTGAATATATCTCGCTTTATTGGTCAAGACAACCAATTCTTTATTCAATGCAACCATCATATGCTTCTTCCTAGTATCGTATAATTCCAATCTTACAGTATAATAATCATCGATAATGTCC